CAATAAGCGTTTACATCAAATGATTGCGTATTTGTTCTTTGCCATTCATTTCCAGTCCAAGAAAATATTGCCCATTTGCCACCTACAGTTTCATCGTTCTTTACCAGCACTGAGAATTTTCTTATTTCAATGCTTACATTTGCTGTATAATTTTGTCCAGATTTATCAATATTCACAGAAGATATACTTCCGTTTGTATCAAGTGTAAATGATAAGTCACAACCTGAGCCTTGTGTATCTGATATCACATATGACGGTGGATTTATATATCCCGCTCCGCTATCATTTATAATTGCATTGACAATGTTTCCGTTTTCAACTTCAAGAGTTATACTTGCTTGTTTTACTCTAGCGACACTTACAAATGATAATTGTGCATAGGTATCTGACGTAGTGTCATATCTACCTGTTGCATTAGTAGGTTGAGGATCTATAGTGCTTAAATCAGAAAGGTCTTTTTCATCTACTATTAATTCTTTACTTAGAACATTGTTGACCCTTTCAATAAATTGTTTCCTTGCTTCAGTTTTATTTACGAACCAACTCTGTCTAGGTTCATTTAAATTTCCATATTTTTGTCTTAACGGCAAGTTGACATCAGGTACGGGTCTATCTTGTAAATCAAAACCTACTAAACTATCAAACCATTTTTGTTCAATTTCGGATCTTGGAACACTTGTTGCTAATCCATCAGTTAACAATTGATATTCATTATGTGTATTTTGTTTTTGATTTTCTATAGTCCACCAGTTGAAACTGATTCCTATTTCTTTGTCCTGAACCAAATCTTCACAATTAAATATTGCCCATCTATTATCGCCTAAGATAGCTACAAATCTCAATCCTGCATTTGCAGGGTTGGTTATAATCTGTGCAACATCATATCCTGTGGTTACTCTATTATCTACAGCAGGTAATGTTCTTTTATTTTTTACCCAATAGTAATAGTTGTTAGAAAATGTTTGTGTTGCTTCATCATAGATTCTTCTAACGGAATATGCCGTATCACCATATTTTGTACTACCGCTTATACCATTAGTCAAACCTGTTTCTGTTCCTGATTGTGAATCCCATGCACTAGGTAAAAGTTTTGATTCTACCCACTCATATACATCTACTGTATTGCCAGTAAATAATTTGTTAAAGTTTTGTGTAGATTCTGTGATATCTCCTTGATGATGATTAATAAATCTTGCTGATCCTATATCCCACCAAAGTTTTCCTACCCATTTTTCTGCCGTATAGTCTAATGGTTGGGCTGTGATTCCTGTTGCTGTACTAATAGAATACTTGGCAGGGTCATAACTGGTTTTAAAACTAATTTCTTGTTCTGCCGCGCCTGCAATTTTTCCTTGTAATGGATCTATATAATCAAGGTATGTAACTAAACTGTTATCATTTTTATCAAACAAAAATACGCCTTTAAACTTACTCGTATCTGCAGGAAGAACAGGAGTTCTTATTTTACTCCAAGTTGTCGTTCCTAATGGTTTTCTATATTCTGCAACAACACCTTTATCTACTGTATTGTTTGTTGTTACATTTTGTTTTGGTAAACCTAGGTATACGTGATTATCAGACACTAACATAATTGAGCCAAAATCTTGTGTATCCGTACTAAAATTAAAATCTTGTCCAAATAATAAAGTATCATTTACTGTTTCGTAAATGCTTACTAATCCGCTATCATTATCAGCAACAGCAAAAGCAGTGGTATTTGAATCATACGTAGTACTGTTTTGATCAAACGAAGTAGTAGTTACAATATCGCCGCCTGCTGAATTTACTGCTAACGTGTTACCGTCAAAGTCTAATTTAGCTCCAAATCTAGTATTAGGAGTTGTATCTAACGGTCTTATAGTCTGCTTGTAAACAAATTCTGTGCCTGACTGTATATAAATGTATACACAGCCACCTCTAATTGTTTTTTCATTATTAAGTGGTGCACCTACGGCAATTTTTTTACCATCGTTGGATATAGAAATTGTTGCTCCATAATCTTCAACAGTATCAAACGGTTCTAAAGTTTGACTATATTGATAATGATTTCCATTTTTTCTATACACAACTATTTTTCTATTAGGAATACTACTGTCATTTGTGTTCAAATATCTAGCAGTAGCAATTAAAACAGAACCATCTGTACTCAAGTCAAAATCCTCTGCAAATTCTTCTAAGAATTTTTGTTCAAGGACACTGTCAGTCATTGAAAATGCTGTATCATTTGGTAAGTATCCTAACAGATCTACACCTGAGGTCTTTTCAGTCCATTGGCTTTGGACAAATGCACCAGGTGTAAGATTTGTTTGTGCTTCATAAATTGCATCACCCACTCTAACCATATCACCTGTAAAATAACTTGCATTGGTTTGATACAATCCTCTATATTTGTTATCATTTCCTAATGCCCAATCATCTGTTGCATTTTTATCAAATATGTAAATTCTTCCTTCGTTGGTTTCTGTTTCATTTCCTTTTGCATGAACAAATAATTTATAAGTATCTGCGTCTATTTGTCTAAACTTAATTTGATTACCTAAGCGTCTTCCGTCCATTGCATTTGGAACTGTAAATACATTAATTCTAACAAATGTTGATCCTTTCTTTTCATAAATTGAAAACGCACCTTCATTTGTATAACCACTTGTTTGTCCTAATGAAGCTAATGGTATATTGTAAGTTCTTATCCAATCTAAGTTTAAAGGACCAGGAGGATTATTTGCATCAACTATGCCTAATCTTGTTACAGGTTCGTATATCCAATATTCGTCATCTTGAATAAATTTAGTTGTAGGTATAGCAATGTTAGTGCTTTTATCAATTACTAACAAAGGTCCTGATATAGTATTCTCATGATGCACGTTATTAATAGGACCAACTGTTCTAATTGTAGAATCATTTTCAACAAAGGTAACATCACTAGGTTGTGAGAAATCATTTCCTTTAGACCAGGTACCATTTCTGTTTTTAATATAAAATCTTGCCGTTGCAAAAGATCTTTCAATAAATGCCACTTCTGCTGTTGAACCAGTGGCTGTATCTGTAATTGTTGCTCCTACAGTTGGTAAAAAAGGATTTCCTGATAAATCAAAATTTGTTAATCTTGCTTCTACCCAACCATTCCATTTGTCAGCAATAGTATGTTCAGTATCATTTAGATATGTAAATGGTAAATTAATTGCGTTAGGATCTTGTCTAATACCATTTACGTACAAATCGTTATACCAAAATCTAAATTTATCACCTACTTGTAAACTATTTCCGTGTGCTAGTGGAGTTCTAACGACCCAACGTGAATCTAAAATGTCTACATCAGTGCCTCCTTGCTTATGACTTAATACAGCAAAATAAGAAGATCTTGTAGGTTCTTGTACAATGTTTTCATTCTGTTTGGTATCTAAAATATTTGTAAAAGGAGGATCATTTAAAATTTCTCCTGATATTGTTATATTTTGCACAACTAGATTGGCATTTGTTTCTTGGATATTCGCGGAATTGAAAGATTGTCCAACATTAACGTACCACCAGCCTGCATGATAATTGTCTGTAATTTTTTCATATACTTCATAACTTCCAACAGTAATACCGCTTGTAGTAATTGTACCTTCGTCACCTAAAGCACCGTTTATATTATTTAGGTAGAGTTGCAAGTTGTTATCTGCATCAATAAATCTATGTTGTACAGTTGCTCTTGCTGTATCAGTTGTGATCAAATCTCCAACATCTGGTGTAGCTAATGCACTAATAACTTTTACTATTGCTTCTACCTTTCCTGCAATAGTGTGTTGTCCGTTTAAAAGTGTTTCTGTCAATACTGTATCATTGTTAAATGGACTAATGCCTGCTTGGTTTGTTGTTGTATATCTATTCCATTTTAAAGATAGAGTATCACCTACTTTTGTCCCTTCAAACTGTTCTTTTTCTGCTCTAAGCAAAATGTGATCCGTAGCTGAAGTAGGTAATGAAGGATTACCTCTCAAAATATAAGGTATTGTAGGATATGATGTGCTTCCTGATATGTAGTCATCACTCTTACTTTGTTGATTGGAAGCATGACTACTAAAACTCTGCAATGCATCTGCATCTACTTGCCGTTTTGCCTTCCAAAGCTGTTCACTGTACAACACTATATCATTTGTATTGTAAGTAATAATGTTTGAATAATCACCTTTGTAATTTGATTTTACATTACTTGCATTAGGAGAACCAATTGCAAGGTATTTTCCATCTGGGCTTAAAGCGGCACTTGTTCCAAAGCCACCATTGATATCATAAAGTGCATCTCCTTGCTCATAAATATCTTGCAACAATCCAAACTCTGCATTGTCGCTTGGCCTAGTATAAACAAACACACTACCATTTAGATTCTTCGGAGCCGTTACAGCTAAAGTATTATTATTAGCTGAAGTTGTTATACTTGATCCAAAATCTTTATCTGTGCTATCTAATAATCCTGCTGTAGTGTTTTTAATTGTTGGTTTAAGTTCGTATACTTGTTTGCTCTTCAATACTACCCATTTACCTGTATCGTCATCGTCTACCCATATTGTATCAGATGCAGTATTAGTACCAGCAAGAAGAAATGTTAAACCCCTACCATCTTCTTTTATATTTTCATCTGCTTTTGTTAAATTAGCTACTCTTACTTTTTTAAATTTTGTTAAAAATCCAGTTTCTGAAATGTATGTATCTTCTGTAGCATCAACGTCTGATACCGAATTACATGTCAAAACATTTAAATTTACAGCATCAACTGTATATAAACCGTCCGTGCTAGTGCTGACATCATTTATTCCAATTATATCTCCTTTTTCAAATGGAGGAAATTTATCTAATGTAATTGTAAACTTATCATTATCAGATGCAGTAATGCTTTGAATTTTTAAGTCTGTGCTTGTATATTTGTATACTCCCCACGTAAGCTGATTTTTCTCTTTTGCTGTCCAAAAATATGCACCTTCAATAATATTTGTAATTGTTTGATTGATTAAATCATTGTAATTATCCACACTTGTATATACATCTGCTGGATTTACATATCCTGCACTAGGCACATAAAAATCATTATCACTTAAATATTTTGTAGGAAATGGTTTATGATTATAATTTTGTGATTTAACATAAATGTTGTTTCTATCTAATTTATAAATTAAACTTGTATCCTGAGGATTTACTGCATCAACTAGTTCTACTTCCTGTGGTTCTAATCTATATTTAGATTCGTCTAGCAATACTTCAAATACATCGTCGCCTTCTGTTGCTCCGTATCTGCCTGCTCTTATTGCCCATTCTTCAAAAAATTCTAAACTGTCTTTATTTGCACTTCCTAGCCTATCAAACAATTTGTTAAGAACATTTTTTGTTCCTTTGTCCTGTAACATTCCTTGAAAGAATTTATATTGGCTAACTTCATCTGGAATAATATTTTCTAACCATTTTCTTTTTTGATAACCTGTAAGATGCTGAGCTAATTTTTGTTGCTCAACATCAAAATTATCACTATCTAAATCGTAAAAATCTGCAAACTGTTTTGCTTTGTAATCTAAATTAGGAACTAATCCTGATTCAGGTTTTTCATCCAGTAACACATAAAAACTATCATTAAAGGTTGCAGATCCTGTTACATTTTGTTTTGCTATATAGTAATATTGTTTGTGTTTAACAATATCTCCTATTTTATAATCTTGCCACTTTGTCCAGTCATATATTTTTGCATCATCAAATATAAAGCCAGGAACATTCAATGATCCGTTCCAATTATCTGATCTATATCCCTTTACTTTTATTCTTTCTTGTCTATATCCTTGAGGTCTATTATAAATTTTATCATTAAATACAGTTTGATTATCTAAAACAACAGCATGTTCGTTTTGAATTACAGGAATTTTAAGTTGGTAAATTCCTTCTTGCGTATTCTTTACTTTGATTCCAAAATAATTTGAGTTGTCTCTTTCTGTGGTTGCAAAATCTGCCAACAATCTTTTTCCATCTGCTTGTAGCAAACTATAATCATAAAAATTATTGTAAATGTCATCTACAACTGTATATTCTTTTTCGAATTCTATAGATCTTGCACTAGGACTTAAAGTTAAAACAGTACCGGCATCCCAGCCTTGAGTTGACCAGAACATAAATTCTTTAGCAGATAGTTGCCAGTTTTCTACTTCTTTTATAGTGTCATTATAACTATCAAATTTAAATCCTACTGTTTCTAAATATTTTGAATAACCAAGTAATAAATCTACCACGTCTTGTATTTCGCGATATACAGTGCCGTATGGTACTGAAGTCATTGTGTTTTCAAATGTTTTTCCAAACAATGCTTGTGCACCGCCTGTTATAGGTACGTCAGATAGTCTAGTAAAATTACTTGCTGTAAAACTTGCACCGGCAGTATGAGCTACCTTTACTCTATAGAATGAATTACTTTCTTTTACTAATTGTCCTGCTTCATACGGACTTCCTGCTTTCCAATTCAAGAAATCTTCACTTACTCCGCCAACATTTATTAATGGGTCATTCTGTTTCCTTATTACTTTATAGATATTAAAATTTGGATTACTTATATTGTAACCTGATACTTTAAATCCCCTAGCAAGTTTTTCTATTAGTATACCGCTATAAGTGTACACGTCTAACGGCACACTTTTTGTTAAAACAAGGTTATAGTTTTCCTCTGGAACAAAAATATTTCCTTCGTTCGTGGGTGTTCTGCTATCAAGAATTAATTTAAATTTGCTTTTTTGAGAAAAGCCTCCTATTTTGCATCCAAGTTTGTTTTCTATACTTTGCACATCATTTTTATATTCTGTGAATCTTACAGTTTCGTTACCTGCTAAAAATCCTTGCATGTAGTTTACAAGTCCCGCAGTGTTTATTCTTGCGGCATCGGCAGAGCTATTAGGAAATTTAAGCTGGGATAATTCAAGTCTTTTAGAAGTATCAGTGTATACTAATTGTTCTGCACTGTTTCTTTTGATCCTACTTCTGTCAAACGCAATGCCAAAGAATTGTGCTGGTCTAAGTAATGCCCAGGCCTTAATTAATGCAAAAGGATAACTTGAACTTCTTCTCCATGCTGTTTCTACTGGTCCTTCATCACCGAACTGAAAATCATTTTGGTATTCACTATCCGGTGAACTATTAGCAATACTGGATTCTATAGGACTAATAAGATATCCTTTTTTATCTACAGGAATATGATTAATAATGTCTAAGTTTTTAAACTTATTTCTGTATATAATTTTTGTATTAGGTTGCCTTACAATACCTTTACTCATATCTTCCCAAAGTAAAAGGTTATCCTTTGTATAAGGCGCAGGACCGTACACACTCTCAAACCAAGTAGGTTTTATTTTTAATCCTAATATTTCCCAAGGATGACTATGAGGTCTATCAGTATTATAAAAGTCTTTGTATATTGATCGCCAAAAACCGGTCAATGAGTTGCCATAAGGATCAGAAGCATAGGAATAATTATAGCTGAAAGTATTGCCTCTTTGGAAAGCACTATTGCCTGTAGCATCTGGATTTCCAACTGTTGCTAACCACTCATTGAATTCTGGTGTCATAAGAGTTGAAATATTTTTCCGTGTAACTCCTGTATTTCTTTTTATAGATGGAATAATATCTGCTATATCAATAACATTTTCATCATAATCTTGTTTTAAATTATTGTAAATTCTTTTTTCGAAATCTAATAACAATCTATCTCTAAAATCACCGAAGCATTTCCATAATGATCCGTCGTGTCCTTGTAACATGGTTCTAGCTGAAGGCCATTCGTCAAAGTCATTTGTATCATATGTTGCATGACTCATTGATGTATTTGGCATATAAAATGTTTTGTTATATCCTTCAAATACATGTGTATGAGCAAATCCTGATCCGCCTCGTTTTTTATCGTCTGCCTTAGCAGAAGCTTCATCTGTAAATAAAGGATAAAACCATCCTAATTTACCTTTGTAACTTTTAGTAGTTGCATTATCAATACCATAAATTTTATAAGGTCCTGTGGAATCAGGAATAGCATTTATGTAAGTGTCATCAACAAAAATTTGTGGTTCATACTTAGGATACAGTCCTAGTTTTGTGGGAGTAGGCGGAATCCAACAACCGTCGGTAGATTCATATTCATAAATGTAAATTTTTTGGCCTACTGTCATTGATGCTGTAATTGTGATAAATCCGTCATTACTAACTGTGTAATCTTTGTCCTTAATTAATTGTATATCATTTAGATAAACAATAATTGCATTTTCATTCAAGGTAGTAAAATCTACAGTTCTAGTAAGAGAAAAAATAGTTTGTGAAGTATCTTCAATTTCATATTCTAAAACTGTATCCCCACCAAAAGGAATCATGTCACTGAAATAAAATGGATCTTTGTTAGTAAGCGTTTCTGTCAAAGTTGCTAATATTTTATCTACATGAATTTTATCTTCGGCTTCAAACCCAAGCTCATTTGCTGTTCTTAAAAATTCTCTTTTAAATTTAATATATTCTCTGTTTGCATATTTGATAGCATCTATCATATTATATTCTTTAGAAGTAAGATTTAACAATGCTAAATTTATCGGGCCTGAATGTTGTACAAATTTTAATCCGTATTGTGATGCAAATCCTAAATTTCCTAAATTACTATTTCCTGGAAAAACACCATTAAAAGCTGGTATTGAATCAACGATACTATCAACATGGTCTAACACTTCTCCAAACGTAAAGTCTACTATGTTTTCATTCATAGGATTTTTTTCAAAATTTATAGGAAATTTATAGTAACCCCTATTTGTCTTTGGTGTAGCACTTGTTGTTTCTATCACAAGTTTTTTATTTTCTTCAATATCTTTTTTGAACTGTATGTAAGCATATCCATTAATTCTTTCAACTGTATAATCAGTATTTTCTATTTTCTTATTATTATCCAAGTAAACTTTTATTGAAAGATCATTTAGGTCTCCACTTCTTAAATAAGAATCTATTATAAAATTGTTAGTCCTTGGTCCAGAAGTGTATTGCAACACAACAGGTTGTAAAGATTTTTTATTTGCTTTGGTCCATCCTGATACATTTGTAAATGTAGTTCTATTTGTGTATTTTTGTAAAAGACCTGTATCTGTTCTTACTTGCAGTACATCAGTACCAACATCATAATTATACAAATCATTTAATAAATTAAAATCAAAAGTAATATCACCACTATTTTCTATTGTCCTATATGAAAGTGGAAATCCTAATTCTGTATCATTCTTTCCTGTTCCAACTTTATAGGAAAATATTTTATTTCCTACAAAAGTACTTCCTGAAAGTGTGTTAAGTGCTGTTCCGGCATCGTTATACATATCAAACAAGGGCTGTTGGTTTGTTTGTATTTTATCTTGTCCTTGCTTCCAAGCAGTGCCATCATAATAAAACATTTTACCTTTGTATTTGATACCAGCATTAACCAATATAGTTTCATTTATTTGGGGAGTAGTGTCTGTTGTTTCTTTTAAAGCAATTTGTAAATTGTTATTTTGTGTAATAAAAGATACTTCATAAATTTTACCGTTAACCAACGAATCTGGATCTGCTGTAAACAAGACTCGCATGCCTGACACTAATTCTGATCCATCTACAAAATAACCTGCTTGTCCTTCTATGTCTGAAAAAACATCTGTAGTGACAGTATCTACCAAATCTACATTTGCCTTTGCTTCTGTGCCAAAATTATATAATTTTAATCCTGCTTCAAATTCTATAATAGGTCTTGTTGCCCTAAAGGCTTGGTTAATATCAACTGCTGTTCCGTTTATTGATGCTGTTTTTTCTATGACTGATTTATGTGTCCACAAATTATATCTGGACCACTGATTTCTGTCTCTAGATGCTTTGTTTATGACTATGTAATCTTTTTTATTTGCGTAAGATATTGCATCATCAAAAGGTAATGTATCAAAAGATGTTGCGTCAAATTCAGTTTCTATATCAGATAGATAACTTGCACTTATTCCTATATCATCTTCCGATATTAATTTTATTCCTTCTCCTACGCCTTCAACATACCACGTACCTGTTGCATACTTTGTTGGTGTAATAGTTCCGTAAAATTGTAATTTCATACCATTTTCAAGTTCATGGCCATTTTGCATAGTATATGTTTGTCTGTCTAAGATATCTTCTTGTACATTCAGTACGGTATTATCTATAATATTTTTTATAATAATAAGTCCTGAACCTTCTACATCATTGCTGTTTACATAATATAAAGTATCTGGTGCTTCTAAATCAATAGTCCAAGTTACTGTACCCTGTTCTACATTTTGTTGGCTTAATCCAGTGTTGTAAAGATTACTGTCGCTATCTATACTGTTAGAAGTCCTAATAGAGAATGGCATATCTACGGCATCAATGTCAAACGTATATGTCTGCCCTTTATATAATGTAAGCGTAGGATTGCTTACAGCATTTTCAGTTGCAAATACATACGTATCATTGTCAACATTATTTTGCTTTCGTACAGTAAGTGTACTTTTTATATCTCTTGAAGTACCATAGACAGGTATGTTATTTGGTCCCATAGGTAACCAATAATATTCTCTAAAATTAACAAATTTATCCCAGTTAATATGTGGATCCCAAGCATAATATTCTTGCTCGTTTAATTTACTATGATCTCCAACTGCGCCATTTCTAATTTTAATACTATTAATATAATCTCTATAATCTCTATAAAATTTATTATTTCCTAAATTATCAGTGATTGTTGCAACGGGTTCTAATTGATAATTTTCTCTATCATTTGAAACATCAGATAGGTAATTGTCAGTTGCTTTCCAAGCCTTAGAATCTCTTCTTCCAATGAATCCATCAACCTTTTCAACCACCCCTGGTTGCATAAGCTGATCAAGTGTGCTTCCTAAAAATTTATTATTTGCATTTGTCCTAAAATACCTTGGCAGTAGATTAGAAGATTTGCGTGTATCTTCTTTACCTGGAGTTGGAATTGGTCTTTCTTCTTGAGCCATTAGTAACCGTAGCCTCCACCGCCGCCTGAACTACCTCCGCCGCCTGATCCTGATCCACCAGATCCACTTGACCCTGATGAGCCACTGCTACTAGAAGTAGAAGAAGTAGATGTTGACGTGGAGGTTGAGGTTGTTGTAGCAGATGTGGAGGTTACAGTCAATGCTTGACTTTGTATTCCTGTATTAGTTGCACTCGAAGAAGTAACAACTCGACCCGATGCTTGTATACGTGATGCAGTTACCGAGTCTATTATCTCTACATCAGCCACTGTTGCATCACTTACAAACAATTCATCATTTTCACTTTTAATTTCGTATAAGCTACCAAAACTTAAAGTTCCTTGTTTAGGCACAAGTAGGAAATTAACTAGATCTGGTGCTAAACTATTCATGACAAAGGTTGCCATTTCTGTAAAATGGAATGTTTCTCCGAAATCCCAATTTTGTAATGCAAAATATCTATTAATTGCCTGTACAACTCGTACTTTTATATCATTATCATTTATAACATTTTCTGTATTTTTTACAACCTTAAATGTTGCTTGTAAATTTTCTTCTGCATTTTCACCAAACAACACTTTATATTTTACAGGATGGTAAATTACTTCATCACTGATACTTTTTGTGTTGTTAATATTTTGTCCATACTGTTGAAATAACTCATCTACGCTAGGAGGCAAAGGTTTTACTGAAATTGTTCCTGCTAGGAACTTTCTAAACTCTATATCATAACTTCTTGTAAGCAAATAGATATCAATTATGTTACTTGCACTAGGATCTATTCTGTTTGATTCATCTGCACTATGCACATAATGAAATTTTAACTTATCTCTACCAATGTATGCTTGATAATCACTTGATAAAGATAAAGTGCCACCACTTAATATTTTAAAATTATTTTGGTCAACTATATAAAACACTGTGGGATCATTTTCGTACTGAGAATATGCTCCTATTTCTGTCTCGGTATTTTTAACAATTATACTTGACCCTTGATCATAATAATTGTATTTTGAAAACCCTTGATCAGTTAAAACTTTTTTCAAGAAAATATATTTTGTTAGTGGATTAGTAAGTGGTGCAACTATATTATCAAAAATATCAGGATCGTCAACACTACCATCATCGTTTAGATCAAAGAAACTTACTTCTACTTTTTTACTGTTAATGTAACCATCTGCATTTCTATATTCTTTAACAATTTCCCAATCTATGTCATTATTAAAATTTGTTAAAGCGTCTGGTTGGGTATTGAAGTTCATTATCCCTATTTTGTCTTTTACTAATTGGCCTGTTGAAGAATCATATATTTTATTTTGACTATCATAATAAAAAGATAATTCTTTATCACTTTCGAATACATATCTCAAACCTCTATTAGTTACAGTATATTTTTCTCCGTTAGTTTGAAATAATATAATCCAACTTGCATCTAATTTGTTATTCGTTACATCACCTGTTTTACCATTACTAAAAGCATCATTTACATTTAGGTTTTCATTTATAATCACACGCCAAATTCTGTTTACTTGATCGTATCTTAAACCAAAAGTTTTGTAAGCAAAGACCTGATCAATAATTTGCGATCTTACATCTGCTGTAATGTCTTTTACTAATCTTGGTTTTACTTCTTCCAGAATGCTATTAGCAGGTAAAATTTCATTGAACACAATAGGTCCTGCTCCTGTTGTGCTGTTGACAGAGGTTCCTGAGCCGTCTACACTAATAACTTTTACCCACTTATAAGAACTAGCACCTTTGGCTGTTGCATCAGATGTCAATTCTCCATTGCCTAAAAACAAAAATCCTGCTGGTGGTTTAAATTTTAGTAAAGCTCCTGCTTCTACATATTTCAATGAGCCTCCTGTAAATGCACCTACCTGAAATGGCGCTCCACTTGTGTTATTAAATAAACCGCTTGATGTATTTGTTCCTTTTGTGGATTGTACCCAAGTAGCGTTCAAATCACTTACGATAATTTTAGAATAATTTCCAAAATAAAAATTGCTTATCGCCCTGCTTTGTATGATAGGCAAAATCATATTTTCAATTTGTCCTTCGATATCAGTTTGGCTTGAAAATGTAAATGTTTGTTTGTTTTCATATGACTCTCTGTACAATATTCCATCGGACCCATATAAATTTGTACTAGAATATTTTCCTGTCACGTCTTTTAAATCAAAATATCTGCTGATGCCAGATGATATTCTATTTGTTGCTTTGGTTTTTATAATTTCTTGGTTTGTTGTCAATGGAGTTATATTATAATCTTCTCCAGTAATCATTCTATTTTGTGTATAATATGTTTGGGGAGCATAACTTCGTATACTTGCACTTGATTCAGATGTACTTGCATTTGTAACAGTATCCTTGAGCTCCATAGTTACTGTCATTGTTTCAACTTTTCCTGCTTTACTAACATAATCAAAACTAAAATTAATATCTGTAAGTTCACTAGGAGCAATTCTCATAGCTCTGTTGGCACTTGTTCTATAAAATACTCTAAAAGGACCATTAGGAACATTACCAAATGTTCCATCTGCAAATAATAAACTTATTTCATCGTTAGTTCTAGTTTGTACTGCATAATAATCTCTTACACCTTTTGATAAACTATTAAATATTGCGTTGTTACCTTCTACCGCAGGTACTTTCGTCCAAATGCTTTTTGTTAAACCAGTATTGTCTAAAGCAAATAACCAAACATCCGAATCATTAATATTTTCTGCTTCTATGTTTATTCTTTGATTGGCAGATGGACTTGAAACACTAAATTCTCCTGTTTGCATTGTTCCTTGTCTGAAATGCAAAAAGTATCCTGTGTTAGAACTACCATTACCTCTACCATCTTCCCTATATAAAAATTGCAACTGATTACCAGGAAGGGGTGCTTCTTCTTCAAGCACACTGTTGTCTAAGTCTATATCTGTAGAAACAATTTCAAATGGTGTTGATATTCCGTTTACACCTTTTGTAAAAGTAAAAATAGGCACATCTGTGCTAGAAGAATTAAATCTATAAGTTTGTGTTTTTACACTATTAATTGTTGTATTTTTACTAGGTTTACCTATTGTATTGTTTTGAGGTAATGCTGAGTTTAGTACACGCTTAAATTGTTCTGCCCAGTTGGTGTTACTTGGATCGTTCCAAATAATAACTTGATCAGCTAAATTATTTCCATTGCTATCAACTATAGATTCAGTAGTTTTTAAACTATCAAATTTTAGTAATCCGTTTGCCGCTTGATTTCTTCTAGGATTGTATGATAGTAATCTCGCTAGTCTTAGTACAGATTCTCTTCTTTCGGCAAGTTCTAGATAATTTTCTCTTGCATTAAGGTCAACCCTATAAGCAATATTTTGTCCTAAGAATGCAATTAAATCAATGAGTGCTAGATATTCTGATGTTTCAATGTAATCATTAAAATCTTCTGGATAGTTGTTACGTAAATAGGAAATCATAGCCCTACGCAAACTGTCAAAATCGTAACTTTGAAACTCTGCATTTCTAAAGCTCTGGTAAACCTTTTTCCAGTCTTCAGCTAATAATAATCTATTTTGTCTATCAGTGGATGACATCCGAAATCCTTTAATTTATACTACGAGTATTTATGATCTTTTATTAACCTAGTAGTTAATTCTATCATGTCAAACCGTTACGCTTATCAAATTGTAATTTTAGCTTTTCACTTATATTATATGTAAGATATTGCAGTGTACACTCTATTTGTATGCCTTGTTCAAACTCAGTCACTGCTACCTGTGACACCGCAGTTCTAGGGTCATTATTAACAATATTTGTAACATTCTTAACTATTGCATCTTTAAGTTGATCTGTTAAAGGTTCAAAAAGTGCGTCCCAAATGATACAGCCAAAAGTAGGATCAGACAGTTTCTCGCCTTGCCTTATATTGAAATGGTTAATCAAATCCTGTTTTATTAATCCTAAATCATACAACAAAAAAGTGTCACTTTCAGGATTAACTGTACTAAATCCTCTGTATGCTTTTTGCTTTACAGGAGGCTTTGGTGACTTAGGTTGTGAAAGTGTAATTTCTTTGTATAATTCTTTTGCCATATCAATATTTATCCTGCCGGTCCGTTGGTAAAAACTGTGGCGGCTCCTGTTGTCATTGCTCCACTATCTGCTGAATCTGTTACTCTTGCTACAGGTAATCCAACTGCAAACACTGTGGTATCTCCTACATTTACTTGTGCTACGTGTGAACTACAGGGAATAGGATCAATGTCATGACTTACAGTAGGGTCTGTTTTTCTTGCTACTAATAATCCTTCTGCAAATACTGTTGATTGAGTCGGTGTATCAAGAGTGGTTGTATCATCGCATCCATGCCCTGTGTCTAATTGATCAGTGTGTCTACAAACTTTAAGCATTATTGTGCATTTCCTTGAGCACCTGTTGGGGGATCTGATTGTGCTCCTGCTGTTTCAACCACAGTTGTTGTTCCTGTACCCATAGGCTCAACGGTAGTAAGACTTGCTAATGGTGTAAGTTCACCATTTATCATTTGTTGATAAAATCCTCTTCCAAGTTTTATTCTTTTGTTTGTCTCTGCTCCGCCTTGATTAGCATAACCAACTGCTTTTCTAAATTCGTTTCCTAATGTAGCAAAGTCTGGACTTGTCCAGGAAATACTTTTGGAGTCTATATATGCACAAGCAACCTTCGTTGCTACAACAGGATCGTTTGCCATATCTGGATTGTTTATAATATCAACTCCTGCTTTGCCTCCATATCTTTTGTAATTGTCTTTACCAGTAATCTGTATAAGGCCACGCCCTCTATATTTCCAACCTTCGTCTGGACCGTTGCCCATTCTGTTTCCATACACTGAATTTGCTATTGCAGGAGGTCCTGCTTGTTCAAGTTCTTGAGAATATCTTACTCCGGCCGCTCCTTTGAATCTACTCGGCCATACTGCTCTCATTCTCGAAGCACTATAATTCATATTTTCACTTCTTGGTTCAAACTTACATTCCGCTTGTACCTGTGCCATTGCCATTCCTAATGCTTGTGCGTTACCTGGTGCAACAGGATCAGAAGCACTGTTTAATGCTGTTGCAGGATCTAGTCCTATTTTTTTAATTAATTCACTTAGGAAAAATCTTTGTTGATCTGTTTGTGGTACAGGATGTGCTGGTTGGTTACCAAACGTGTTGTCTGTATCTTTTCCTGGAATTACAGTATAAGGTTGTTCGACTGTGTTGCCCTGAGCATCTACATACGTAGGAGATCCTGCTCTAGCAATACCAGACGATTCGTTATACTGTCCTTGGTCGCTTTCCTGATCTATAAGAGTGGTTTGTTTTCTAAGTGCGGGAGGTGGTGCTACAATACTTGCAGTCTTGCCAGATGTATGTGCAGTTGGATTTAAATTCTCATGTCCACCCCATGGTTCTCTTTCAGGCACACGTCTAGGTGTGTCAGCCGCTACAGCACGATCGGCTCTTGCCGCATCTGCCGTTACTTTTAAATCAGCAATCGGATTTCCGTCTTTATCTAATATTTGATCTGCATCATCTACTGTCTGGTTGGTGACCGGTTTTGTAAATGTATCTCCGATTGAATCTGCGGAGTCAGCCGGTGTAGCAGGTACTGTACTGTTCATATGTATATTTGAAGCAGTCTCAGAATGCACTCCTACACTTAAAATAGAAGTCAATGTTCCTGCATCTAATTTGTTTGCAGATGCACTTTTTATTTGCGTATTCGCACCACTTGTAAATTTATTATCTCCAACTGTATTCAAATTAAAAGCACCATTTACTGTTTGTCTATAATCGCCCACTACCTTACTGTGCATGTTGGCATTGATTGCCAAATGCCCATCTTGGTTTACTTGTAAATTATAATCTCCAGATATGGTATTTCTTTGTGTTCCTGCAACTTGTTTATCCTCATCATTTCCTACTGCAATAGTTCTATCATTTGCTACCCAAACATCCTGATCTGATCCAACAAATGTTTTATAGTCTTTTCCTACACGTACATCTTTATCTTCATAAACATTTAATTTATAATTTCTACCTGCTGTGGTGTTTATATCTCGTCCTGCTTTTATATTAATGTCTCTATCAGCGACTATATTCATGTCAGTATTAGTTCTTATGTTAATACTATCATCAGCATAGATATCAATTTTACCATTTGATGTTAATTCAATCCAAGCACTTCCTCTAGAATTTGCAATGTAAATTAAATCTTCAGAGTTGTGTAATAATATCTGATGGCCTGTTCTGGTTCTCAACCTTACAGAATCTCCATAAGGTAAAGTTTTGTTTACTTTATCATCATTGTCTGGCACTAGCCCTATATCATAATAAGTTGATGGTGTCGAACCTGGAGGACCTCCTCTATATATTTCTGCATCACCATCGTCCATTACAAAACTAGATCCGCCTAGTCTACTTCTAAATTGGTTTATTGTTTGACCTTTAGGTCCATAAGGTCCTCTAGGAGCACCATCTCTTTTATCTAACGGTCCAGGAGTGTTCCATCCAAATACTGTACTTGGTATATCTCTCCTAGCACTAGCAGTAGATTGTCCTCTATGTATGTCATCTATTAATCCTTGTGTTGATAGAGCTTGTGCAAATAAAGGATTATGATGTGCTATGGACATTCCTGGGTCTTGTAAGTTATTAGTTAATTTTTTATTGTATTCTCCTACAGGTAAAGGTTTGCCCTTCCAATCACTTATCAATGCAGGGTCTTCTTGATTTATATATTCAGGCTTTTCAGTAACTTGTCCTTGTGGGACCATTCGATTCATGTATTCATCTTGAATACATCCTATCCAATATCCTTGGTTGGATTGTCCTTCTGCAAATATTACTAAGACTTTTGTTCCTGGATCAGGCGGTACAGCCCAAAAACCATAACTTTGTTGAGTGTACTGGTATCCGGGTTGCTTACCGTTGCTGTTGACATCGTTGACTCCATAAAAAGGCATGCAGTATCTAACTGTGAACAACTGTCCTGGTTCAAAAAAACCGTCTTGACCTGATCCTGTTGTTGTCAGTAATTCAACACGCAAATCTCCACTGCGTCTTGGATCTAGATGACTTACTACCCTTGCAACATACGGGCCAACTCCTAGCTTTGAAGTATTTGGTTGATCACCCGATGTTCTCTTTTGCATATTCATAGGCATGATTATTGTATTCCTAGTGTCTCAGCTAATCTTTTGGCTTGTACACGTTTTTCTTCTTTTACTTTTGTTCTTGCTTTATCTACTTTGCCTTGAGCTACAATTCTAGCTTTTTCTAGTTCTGATTCTTGTACTCCTAATGCTATTGCTTTTTGTTCTTCCATAGGTGTCAGTTTTCCATCACCATTAATGTCTGCTTTTGCAAAAGCAATATCAAATATATCTCCGTTTGCTTCTGCTTCTTCAATCCTACGTTGACGTGCTTTTTTATCAACAAAAAGTATGTCCGCAACCTGTATTGGTTTTCCTTGATTACGTCTTCTAACACCAAGTAGCTCTTGCCTAAATTCATTACCTGAAAATACACTGTTTACCTGTGTCACTTGATATAAACCGCTGAAGTCTTTTACTCCAATGGTTTGTCCGTCAAATTTTACTCCTTCTGGACTAATATCCAACGGAGTTCTAAAATTAACCACTACATCAACTTGTCCGCTTTGGTGATCCATTTGTCCGTCTGCTTTCAAGTTCAAATACTGAGTGCCTTCTGACACATAGTTTCCTTGTCCACTATCTGTAAGAAAGTACAAATCTCCCATTATTGTAATTTGTAATTCTATTAAATCTGTATCACTATTCATCAATGCCTCATTGAAAGCTCTTGCAACTCTCAAATCAGGTGTTTCTGTTGCTCCGCCTCCTGTCTCCAAAGATCCGGTTGCGTTTATAACTTTTTCTGTCCTGCGTCCCTCTGGTACCACACTATTAGTGTTTCCTTGTAATTCCTTTTCAACCGGAACTACTAAATTACCTCCTTCTGCAAGACTGTTATTACCTCCTCTATTGTTCATGTCATTTGAATATGCTTGAAAAAATGCATTGTTAAATCTCAACTGAAAATCTAATACGTCCTTGTTTGTTCCTGTGTACAGATAATTGTAATGTTTACATGCTTGAGCTTTTATAGTATCCCAACCCACTGGTGGATCGTTTGGCATCATAAACACACTTCTATGCACTAGATAAGGAACTACTTTATAAACATAAATCCTTGCTTTCCTTCCTAACAACTCTTCAGTATCCTTGCCATCTAAAGCAAACACAGAAGTTTCAATTCTAAACCACTCTATCCATCCTGACCTATCTTTGATCACACCTTCCTGATTAATTTTTGCACCATACTGACTTAGAATAACCAGCTCTTCTATTATTTTTTCTATCTTAGTTCCTTTTGTAAATTGTATAGTTTTCTCAGTTGTGTTTATAGAGGTGCGTCCTCTCTTCATAATACCAGTTTTTTGATCATATGCAAAATTTGGAATGCCAAACGGAACTTTGTTATTTCCAGACAAAGGATCTTCAATTTGAATTTTTGATCTTCCTATGCTGTTTACTTCGCCTTGTATACCTGTGAATTTTTGTTTTATACCTTCACTAAGATTAGAACGTTTCACACTCCATCCAGATTGAGCTTTTGCATAGTCAGTCATTTGTTGCTCAACCGAAGGAGAAAAATCTTCACCTTGGATTCTAAAACCCGTAGATGGATATTGTTCAAATTTTCCATTTGTTCCAAATGCTTGTTCTAACGTAAATTCTTTGAACGCAAAATCGCCCTCGATTGCTTTGTTAGAAAATGTTGAACTAAATTGTTGAAACCGTTTGCTAGTTGAATCTTTAGGAAATAAAACTATATATTCATCTGTGTCAGCTTGGATAGTAGCTTCGCCTTGTTTCTTTTCAACCCTGTTGTTGAGTTGATTGGTGTTTATGTTTGTTGCTAAACTATTCAGTCCTGATTGCAACATTTCTTCTACAGTTTTTCCTGAAACTGTAATATCTGCTTTAATACATTGGTACACATCAGATAACGCTGACTCATTACAAGGTATAGCACTTAAATCATACACAGAACCTTGTGTGCTTGTATCAAATTGCACATCATATATGTTAATTGGAAAATGCCTTGTTTCACCTCTAATTACTTTTCCGTTGTCATCATATCCAATAGTTTCTATC